TATCAGAATATCTAAAAGGATCAGAAACACTAGAAACAAAAGAAGCTGATTTATTAAATAATAAATCATTGCCAGTAAGGCAATATAGTCCTGAGAGAGATGCCTCAATTGTTTATCTTCATTCTGACGAGAATCCATTTGGCGGATACGAAAGAATAGCAAAGGATTTAAAAAAAGCATCAGAAGAAGAAATATTAGTTAGAGCATATGGTGTGCCAGTTAAGAGTATGACAACACTTTTACCATTATTTAATACAGAGGTAAATGTATTGGGAGATAAGGAAAACAAGTATGGTATGAAGTTTCCAGATATATCTGAGAAAAATAAATATACTTGTTACATGGTAGTAGACCCAGCTGGGGCTAAAAACTATACTGCAATATGGGCAGCAGTAGATGATGAAGGATATATTTATATAGCAAAAGAGTTCCCTGATAGAAATGTATATGGAGAGTGGGCATTGTTTGGTGATCCAAAGTGGAGATATGGTCCTGCATCAAAGAAGATTGGATTAAATGTTGAGGGATATGTAGAGTTATTCAAAGAAATAGAAGAGGAACTAGGTGTAGAAATATTTGAAAGAATCGGTGACTCAAGATTCTTTGCAAAAGAAAATGAAAACAACGATGATTTGTTTCATTCCTTTGATGAGTACGGAATGAACTTTATTGCAAGTGACGGACGGATGGAAGAGGTTGGTATATCTGCTTTAGATGAGTGGTTTAATTATAATCCTAATTTACCAATAGATGAGATCAATAGACCAATATGTTATATACATGAAGACTGTGGTAATCTTATTGATTCATTAATTAACTATGGTAGTAGAGGAAAAGCTGATGAGGCACTAAAAGACTTTTTTGATGTAATTCGATATTTAAGAATGATAAATGGTGGTGAAGGTCCCGACCATATAAACAGGAGACAATTAACAGCAACCTATAACCACAAAGGGGGATATTAATGGCAAAAAAAAGATTATCACAAATAGCAAAGGATTATGAAATTCCTTTTGAGCAAGCAGAAGACATTGCATTTAATGTACTAACAGAAGAATCTATAACAGGTAAAGGTAAAAATACTTGGATAGATGAAGCAGGACAAGACTTACTTGATGACAACATACCGATGGCAATTCAAAAGGCTAGGGTATATCGAGGTAGAGTAAGAAACAAAGCAGTAAATCCTAGATTTGCTTTTGTTCACATAAAAGAAAAGGGTGGATGTGTACCAGTAGAAATACCTAGAAAACACATTCGTCATTACAATGTAGGTGGATTTATTCATGTAGAAGAAGTAGAAGATAACAAGTATGTTATGGTAGTACCAAAAATATATTGATAACTATGATACAATAATAGCATATGGAAGACACAGATATTTCTGAATCACTAACTTATGTCTCACAAACTCCGAATGTTAATCATTTGCGCCATGCTTACGAGCAAACAGTAAATGAATTAGAGCCATATTTTGATTTATGTAGAGACTCTTACGATAATCGTAGGAACTATTGGAATGGCAAAAGCCGGGATCATAGAAAACATGGTTCTGATGCTTTCCCTTGGGAGGGTGCATCAGACATGGAAGCTCATGTCATTGATGAAAGAATACAAAGATTAGTAGCTTTGTTGATGTCATCCTTGAACAGAGCTAATGTATCAGCATTTCCAGTAGAAATATCAGACTTACCTAGATCAAAGATAGTTTCTAGTTTTTTAAAATGGATGATTAGCTCTGGCTACATATCTCGCTTTGAAAAAGAGATGGAGTTAGGGTGTAATTATTTATTTGAAAGAGGAATATTAATAAGTCATGTAGGTTGGCAAAGAGAAGATAGAAAGTTTTTACAAGAATTAGATTTAGTTCAAATAGCACAGATGTCTCCAGAGATTGCTAGAGCAATAGAAAATGGAGATAATGATGAACAATTAGTTATATTGTTAGAAAATACTTTTAGTGGAGTAACTCAAAAGCGAGCGAAAAAAGCGATCAAAGACTTGAGGAAAAATGGTAAAGCAGAGCTGCCAATAGTTAAAAGACAAGTCAATGCTCCTGAACTGAAAACATTAGCCCCTGACTTTGATTTCTTTTTTCCTCCTTATGTAACTGACCCGCAGAAAGCCCCTTATTGTTTTTGGAGAAACTTCTATACACCACAAGAGTTAGAGCTAAAGGTTACAACAGATGGTTGGGATGCAGACTTTGTTGCTGAGATGATTGAAAAATACAGAGGTGTAGATGTATTAGATATAGAAAAAGAACAAGAAGGTCGTAGAAGCAACTTAATCTCTGACTATGGTTACGAAGCAGAAGATTTGATTGAATTAATTTATGGATACCAGCGATTAATCGACCCAGAGGATGGTTCAGAAGGGATTTACTATACTGTGTTCCATAAACAATTCGATGGTAGTAATGATGTGCCAGCATTTGCTATACATGAATTACTAAATGGATATGAAGATTACCCTATTGTAGTTACTAAATTATCAGAGGATTCAAAGAGATTGTATGATACAATGACTACACCAGATTTACTGAGGGGTATACAAAATCAAGTAAAGGTAGAAAGAGATTCAAGAATTGATAGAAACTCTTTATCAACATTGCCTCCTATCATACACCCAGTTGGACAAGCTCCTACTGACTATGGTCCGGGTAGGTATATACCTTATAGAAGAAAAGGAGACTTAGACTTTGCTCCAACACCTCCACCACCTACAGGTTCTGTTGAGATAGAACAAACATTGCAGGCACAAGCAGATAGGTTAGTAGGACTTGATGGAACACCAATCAGTCAACTTAAATTACAGTTCTTAACAAATAAATTTTTAAATCATGCAGCAGATGTTATTAAGTTAGCTTACAAATGCTTCCAAAGATTTGGACCAGATAGTATATTCTTTAGAGTAACTGGTTCTCCTGACCCACAAACATTTGGCAAAGGAAGTGCAGAAGAAGACTTTGATGTAACAATCTCTTATGATGTATTAAATACTGATCCAGAAACACAAGAAAAGAAATTAGCTCAAATACAAGCATTAACTGCATTAGATAGGAATGGTCGTATTAATGTTGATAGTTTGTTAACAGTTATAGCAAACTCAGTAGACCCAGTATTAGCTGACCAAATATTACAACCAGTTGAAACTGCAATGGAACAAGTTACTAAACAAGTAACAGATGACTTAGCTAAGATATTCGCTGGTATTGAAATGCCAGCAAGACCTAATGGAGCGCAGGTAGCTATGCAAGTTATACAACAATATACATCACAGCCCGACATACAACAAAGAGCGCAACAAGATCAAGCTTTTGCAGCAAGACTAGAAAAATATGCTGGACAATATACCTTTATGATGCAACAACAACAAAATGCACAAATTGGTCGAATAGGTACACAACCTGCGGCTATGGGTAATATTGATACACAGAATTTATGACACTAGAAGAAGCAGTACAAGCACTTGAACATCACGAAAGTTTTGGAACTTTTATTTTAAACATACATCAACTTAGAGAAGAATGTATAGCTGAGTTATCAAAAGCAAATTATGAGGACTTACATCAAATAAGTGGTAGGATTCTTGCATACGATCAGATATTACAGCTATCAAACTTTGAAGAACTTCGTAGGAGATTTGGATAGTATGTTATAATAACTTTATCGCAATCGCTTAGGCGCAAAGAAAGTGGATAAATTATGACAGATGAAATTAAAGGGGCTGTCGCAGATGCCCTCAAAGAAAATTCTAGCGGACAAAACATTACTCCAGCTCAATTAGCAGCTAGGAGATTAGGGCAACTTCAACCAGAAGCTCCTCAAGAGGAGGTTACGGAAGAGGTTTCAGAACAAGTAGAGGAAACAGAAGTAGAAGAACCAGTAGCTGAAGCAACTGAAGAGACTCAAGCAGTCGAAGAAGTTGAAGAAGAAACTGAAGAAACTACTGAAGAGACCGAAACTGATGATGTTCTTTCACAGTACAACTTGGACGAAATGTCTGAGGAGGATATAAAAGACCTTGGTAAGCAACTAGGAAGCAAAGCAGTTCTTAGGTTTGGTGAGCTAACTGCTCGCAGAAAACAAGCCGAAGAAAGACTAGCAAAACTAGAAGCTCAATTAAGTGATCAAAAGAGTAATATCTTAAGCGCAAAAAAACCAGTTGAAAACAATCCTTATTCAAGCCTAGAAACTACTGAAGCTTTACAAAAAAAAGCACAGGAGTTAAATGATATTGTATCATGGGCTGAAGATACATTGTTTGAATCAGATGGATATGCTGCTGACGATGTTGTTACAGAGGTAGAAGGTAAAGAAGTAACTAAAGCACAGGTTCGACAAAGTTTATTGCAAGCCAGAAAAGCTAGAGATACATACTTACCAGACCAACTTAATAAAATACAGGCAAAAGAAAATGGTAAACC